CCCGATTTTTACAGGATTTTATAATAATCCTTATTTTGAAGATAGATTTTTTGAACAATTCGAACAGGATAAATATGAATTGGCTAAAATAGAAAATTTTCATTTTGAACAATTAACTTTTGACTATGAACAATATTACAGAGATGTTGCTTATAATATTACAAATGAAGTTGAAAGCATATTAATTGATTTAAAACTTTGTAAGTCTATAAAATTTGAAACGTTAGTAAGTCCAAAGTATTACAATTATTCAAATGATTCAATTAATATTGAAATTGAGTTAACAAATGAAAACATAAAAGAAATACAAGTTTACCTAAATGATAATATAGTACAATTTAAAAAGTATTTAAAAGACAATTACACAAGTAGGGACGGTTTTATTAGTTCATACAGTAATGAATTTACAGACTGGTTAATTTTTACCGACAATTTTACAAACTTTGAGCAGTCCCATTATTTAGGTTCAATCCTTCAATTTATTACAGAAAATGAAGGTATAAACGAAAGTAATTTAGAGATAGATTACAAGTTTTACACTGAATACCTAACAGAGGACAATGAAGAAAACAAAGAATTTTTAAACTTATTATATTAATTAATATTTAAAAACTTAAAACCATGAAAACAATAATAAAAACTATTAATTTATTCAAGTTTGATGAATTAAGCAAAGAAGCACAACAAAAAGCAATTGAAAAAGAATTAAATTTTAGATATGAAGATAATTATCATTTTGCAAGTTGGGTAATAGATAATTGTTATTTATTAGAGCCTGAACACGAAGAAATGAAAAAAATAAAAGGTTACGAAAGTTTGAAAGAGCCTATTTTTAACAATAACAGAAAAATATATTTTAGTTTAGATTATGATAAAAACATTGATATAAGCAAAGCCCTAACAATAACAGACGAAGATATTTTTTTTCAATGGTTAGGAATTAATAACAGATTAAGGAATAAAATTTCATACGAAATTCAAAAAGATTATATTGAATTTAATGAATGTTTCTATACAAATAAAGCAATAACATTAAAAGAAGCGGAAGAAAAGACAAAAGAACATTTTCAAAATGTTTTAAACAGAATCCAAAAAGATTACGAGTATAATTTTACAGATGAAGCAATAACAGAACATTTTAAAGAAAATGATTTTGATTTTTTAGAAAATGGTGAAATATATAAAAATATATAATTATGAAAACAAGAATAACAGATTTTGACTTTAAATTTAAAGGATACGGACATTATGAAGTAACATATACAAGTCCAATAACTGGCAAACAATGGAAAAAAACAACTGATAATATGCCATTGATTGACAAAACTAAAGGCGAAGAAAATCCAAAAATAAAGGATTTAATAGAATTAAAACGACTAATTAAAGCAAAAACATATATAACACATTAAGCGTTCTTAATATGTAAATTAAATTATAAGTAAATAAAGAGTAATTAAGTATTAAAATAATAAAAATAAACATATGATTAAGTTAATAGAGGAGTTAATAAATTTAGTTTTAGTTGTAACAGTGATTGGAGTAATAGTATCAATGTTAGGAATTAAGTTGTAAATAGATAGTTAGATAAGTATAAACCTTTAAAAACATAAAAATATGAGATAAAATCAAAAGAAAAACTTATAAATGAAATCAATCAAAATGTAATATTAACCTCTGTTATTCAATTATCAGGGGTTTTTTTTGTTGTAATACAGTTACTTAGCATACATTCACAACCAGTACAAACACAACAATAAACAAACACGTTAAAATTTATCAATTTTCTTTGTCTCCAGCCCGTGTAACAATGAGACTCGACCCCTGAATATCAATTATTTACAAAAACGCCTTTCCTGTCAAATTCTCATACATTTATCAAGTAGTTAGTATTATTATACTCATGGGAAAGGAGAGACCCCCACCCCCATGCTCATGGGAAAAAGCAGTTATTCTATTTAACCCCCTCTAAAAAATTTTCCAAAAAACCTAATGCAAATTCACCACATACACTATACAACTCTTGAAACATTGTTTTACGTGCTTTTTATGCGATTTAAGAGGCTTTTGCGTAAGTTAGGTATAAAGAGTAGGGTGGGGTTATTTTGAATCGTTAAATCGAATATGTGAGAAAAAAAATTTGTGTGAAAAATTGAATGTAATTTTGTGTAAGATTTGTTTTTTTAATTAATAATAAATAGATTTGTTTCATTATTAATTTAAAGTAGTAGAATTATGGGATTTTATGGTAGTATCTGTTTATCAGATTTGAGTGAATTAGTTAGGAATAATCCTGAATTGGTTCAGAAGAGTAAGAATGGTAAGACTTATTTGAATGTTGATGTTTATGTTAAGGACGAGGTAGACCAGTATGGGAATAAGGCGAGTATTAGTGTTAAGGGTGGAGAGAAGAGAGTTTACTTAGGTAACTTGAAGGAGAGTGTTAAGTCTGACTTTAAAGCACCAGTAGCAAAACCTCAACAGAGTATCATCAATGATGCTTTGTCAAACGAAAGTGATGATTTTGAATTATTTTAGTTATGTATAGGATTTATTTAAAAGACGGTTCGTTTTATGATGAGGTATCTACTATGGTTATGGAAGATTACCTTAGGGATTTGAACAAAGAGTGTGATTCAGCACAGATATTGGAGTTGAATACTAATTGTGGTTGTGTTGCGGTTAATAAAGATGCGATAGTTAAAATTATTAAATTATGAAAGTGCTTAAAGTAATAGCAGGGGTATTGTTAATGCCAATATTCCTTGCTTTGTTTGTTTGGGATAGGATTATTACTATTCCTTTGGTTTGGATTCCTACTTCTTCTTTGATGGATTGGTTTAGGGATAATGAAAAGATGGTTAATAGTGTTATCAGGGGTGGTATAGTTGGATTAATAGTTATTTCGTTATGGTTCATATTTTAAAGTACGGAAAAGCGGAATTAAGATATTTACGTAGAAAGTTTCGTGAGAACCATAGAGCAATTAATAATCGTAGAGCCTATATTAGGAATTTGTATAACGAGTTAAATGATATGAACTAATGGCGGATAGAAGACATCATGCAGTTGCTAATGATTGGGCGACTAAGTTTTACTTGACTAATGCTACTGGACATAAGTACCAATCAAGACGATGTGTTTACTTGGCTATTGAAATGATGTTTCAAGCATTAGAGAATGAGGAGTTGCCTTATTTTGAGTTTAAAGGTAAACCAGAGTTTTGGTTAGAGTTTAAGAAGTATTGGGAAGATGCTCGTGCTTATATGATAGGTACGGAGAAATCATCAGGATTGAGTGCAGGTATTAACGATAAGCACCCTAATACTAACAAGATTCAGGCTAATAGTAGAATCATTAAAGACTTTTGGGATATTACACCAAGAGTTGCTGAATCAGGTAGATTAAATCGTAATAAGAAGGCAAAAGAGTTAAGAGATAAGGAAAAACTAAAAAAGAAGTATGCAAATGTGCTTAGACATAAAAACGACATTGATTTGTCTGATGAAGGTGCAGGATTTCTTGGTTAAAATTTAAATTATGAAAAAAAATATATTAGAGTGGGCAGATAACAAAAATCTGTTAAAAGAGGAAAACAAGTTTATACAATTGGCAAAACTTTTAGAGGAATCAGGAGAGTTAGCAAAAGCAATCATTAAAGATGATAGAGTTGAGCAGATTGATGCTATTGGAGATTGTGTGATAGTTTTAACGATACTTGCAGAGCAGTTGAAGTTAGATATTGATTGGTGTACGGAAAAAGCATTTAACGTTATTAAAAACAGAACAGGAAAAACGATTAATGGTTCATTTATTAAATCAAAAGACTTATGAAAAAGTTAAAAAGAAGTGATATGGTAGTTTTTATACAAAGTTACAAAGATACTGTTCAAAAAGGAGAAACTTGTTTAATTGACAAGGCTATTTATATTGATGATGTTTTACAATCTGTATATATCAAAGCAGAAACAAATTATATCTATTTTGGACTTGAAGATTTTGAATTGTATTGCAAACCTTATGAAATTAAAAAATTTGTATCTGTTTCTATGCCTTCAGATAAAGAAGTAAAGAAAATGCGTGAAGTGGAGTGTAAAATAATTGATGAAATATTAAAAAAAGCAGAAAAACAAATGGAAGAAGCAGTAAGAGAATACGACTATATAAACCCATCTCATTATAAACTTGGCACAATGGAAACATTTGATATGATGGTTTTAATTTGGGGTAAAGAAAAAGCAATTGCTCATTGTGAAATGACTGCTTTTAAATACCGAATGAGAGCAGGTAAAAAGCCTGACCAACCTATTGAAAGAGATATGGAAAAGGCAAAATGGTATGATAATAAAGCAAAAGAGTTGAGAAATGAGCAAAAATAGGCGTGAAAAACGAAAATTAGCACGATTATCAAAGAATCCTAACTATATTAAGCCTTACAACTATAAAGTAAGGCAACATAACGAAAAAGTAAGAGAATTTAAGAAAAAAGACAGAAAACTTGAATTTGGAATAACTTTAGGACTAATTATAACAACTTTAGTATGGATTTCGATGATTTACACGAAATAGACGACTTAGACTTATCAGGAGGGGATTTTAACCTCTCCTTGTCGTTTGAAGAAGAAAATAAGGATATAAACTCACAATTTGTAGTGATTTGTAAAAATAATGAGCAAGATGATTACATAAGACAAGTATTTAACTTAGGTGTTAGAACAAAATCAGGTAGAGGGAAATACGAAACTAATGTAATTGATGCCGATAAACTGATAAAAATGCTTAAAAATGAAAGATAGACGAGTTAAAAGAGGTAAATATGTAAAAAGTGGAACAGCACCACAGTTAGAGCCTTTATCTGAAGAAGCACAACAAATGTTATTGTCTAATAATGAAAAAAAAAGGCTAAGGAAAGAACAAGCACAAGAAATGGAAATATTAGATACCGAAGAAGTAAAACCTCAAGATTTTAAGAAAAAAACAGGTGCTATTAGAGGTAAAAAGAGTAGAAGTACAGTAGTTAGAGAAATATTAGACACTACTACTTATGGTAGAAACCCTTTAACTGGTACTGACGACCTTATTTCACAGGAATATAGAATTACACTTGCTGTATTATCCAAAGCACTAAAAGGAGATGTAAATGCTTATAAAGCACTTATGGATAACGCATATAAACCTCACACACAAGAAGTTGACACTAAAATACAAACTATTGATTTAAGTCAATTTAGTTTTGATGAATTAAGAGGTTTCTTAAAAGACCAAGATGATTATTTACCACCAAACTTATTAACAGATGGAATTGGAACAAATGAACAACCTGCCTATCCAAGTGAGACAAGCACTGGAACTACAAGTGAGGGCGACATTAGCGAGAGATGATTTTTGGGAGTTTTGTAAAATGTATGATAAGGATTTCTTTATAAAAAGACCTTTCTTACAAAAGATTGCTAAAGCGTTTATGTTAGTAGAACGTGGGGAAATTAAGTCATTATCGGTATCATTACCTCCAAGGGGTGGAAAATCATACATTACCTCACTATTTTGTGCTTGGGCATTAGGCAGAAACCCTACAGAATCAGTAATGCGTAACACTTGTACTGCTACATTATTTCAAAAGTTCTCGTATGATGTTAGGCAGATAGTAAAGTCAGAAAAGTTTGCTATGGTATTTCCTGATGTAGAACTTTCATCTGATAAAGCCAATCTACAAGGTTGGAATACTAATAAATCACGACAAGTAGGTTATTTTGGAGCAGGGGTAGGTGGTACTATCATTGGTTTTGGTGCTACTATGTTGGCTATTACCGATGACTTGTATCGTGGTATTGAAGATGCACTATCTGATGTAACTAACGATAGGATTCTACAATGGAAAGAGGGTACTCACGATTCTCGTCTTGAACGTAATTGTAAAAAGATTGATATAGGTACAAGATGGTCAACAAACGATGTTATAGGCAAAAATGTAACAAATAATGAGTACGATTTATCAATTATTGTTCCTGCATTAGACGAACATGAAAAATCTTTCTGTGAAGATGTAATGAGTACAGAACAATACTATGCTATACGTAAAAGAATTAACCCTGAAATATGGTCTGCTGAATATATGCAAGAACCAGTCGATTTAAAAGGTAGATTATTCTCTAACTTACGATTCATAGAGAAAAGTGATTTCGATGCAATTAAACACAAGGCAAGTGGCTCTGTTGCTTATATTGATGTATCAGATGCAGGTAGCGATTTTACTGCTATGGCGGTTGCTACAATCATTGACAAGGTAGTTTATATATCAGATTATGTATTTAACAAAGGAAATACCGATGTAACTATTCCAATATGTGCTGAAAGAATAAACCGACTAAATGTAGTGTATTGTAGAGTAGAATCTAACTCAATGGGTGCTGTATTCGGCAGATTACTTCAAACTAAAGCAAGAAGGTGTAAAATATTAAAAGTACACAACACCCAAAATAAGATTACAAGAATAATTATGCAATCTTCTACAATTATCAACTCATTTGTCTTTGTAAAGCACGATACTAACGAATACCACCAATTTATGAATAACCTATTAAGTTTCTCTAAAGAAGGAAAAAACAGAAATGATGATTCACCCGATTGTCTTGCAGGTTTGAGTATGTTTTTAAAATCTTTATTCAAAAAGTTGGAATTGTAATTATTCTTACTAATTTTGAATCGTTTTCCAATGGCTACTGCCTTTAATTGCTTTCTTTAAAATTCCCCTCTAACAAAGAGGGGTTTTTTTATTTAAAAAGATATTTGTATATTTGTAAAAGATACCACGAATATCTAAACTTATTGCTTTTTTTATTCTTAAATAATTGTTATATCAAAAATAATTGTTAGATTTGAATATCTAAAGTAGAGGTTAGATGGTTCTTGTAAAATTTTTCAATTAAATAATACTGCCCCTTTCTTATCCTCTACTAAAGATTGGGGTTTTTTTATGCCCTAAATTTTATTAGGTGTTGTATCTCATTGTACATCTTTATCAAAAATAATGGCTCAAAACGAATGCTTACTTAATACGAAACCCTGCTCTGTTCTACGCTTAACAACAGGTACTGCATTTCCGAAAGGATAAATAAATAAAGTAAGTAACCCAAAATGCCTAAACCGAAAGGTTGAAGATAATAAGAAAAGGTCGCAGAGGGAAGTGTCGTTTATTGGGCTTGATTAATATATCTCTTATATTAATAAAATACTGTGCTTATCTAATGCAGTATAATAGCGATAGCATATCCAACAAATAAAAAATGCGAGAAACATAAAGAATCTCGCACTAATTATAAGTTTAATTGTTTTTTATTTATAAACCCCCTTTTTTAATCCTAAGAATACTTTCTTTTCTTCATCAGATAAAGTTATACCTAATTCTTGTTCAATTTTAATCAATGCAGATGCTCTGTAATCGAACCCTTGTGATTCTTGTAAGTAATCTTTTTGCAAAACAGGTAAGTGTTCGTAATCTGCTACTAATCGTAACCCTTCTTTCTCTAATCCTAATTGTTCAGTAATGTTATTATAGATATGTTCTGCTTCGGGTATTATAGTTGTAGTATAAGCCAATCTCTCCCCATAATTAACGTTAGAATACGTTGAACCACTCTCATTGGAGAAAATATAGTAGTTAAGTCCAAAAGCATCTATAATCGCAAGTTTATCTGCTTTAAGTTCATCAAATAACATTAAATCTTTTGTAGGGAACGACATTGGTGTCCATTTAACATCAGATTCAGAAATTATCAACTCGTCTTTACTTCTGTTGTACCAATCTCTTTGTATTTGCTCACGTTCTTCAGGAGACATAGGCAAAGCACCACCCAAGTCAGAGTTTACTGCTGATAAGATACCAATAGCACCAATATTTTCTAAAAGCACATTACGTTTGTTGTATTGAGCCTTAATATTTGATAATGGGTATTTTAAACTTTCTATTTTAGATACAGAATTTAAGATATTAACACCATCAGTTGTTTGAATGATAATAACTTCGTCATTTGTTAATAACTCTTTGTTGTCTTCGTTAAAATTATATACGTAATCTTTGATTAATCCACCTTTTTCCATCTGTTTTAATGAACGACCTGATGTATTAATCTGTACTTTGTGAGTAGCAAGTGGAACAAATAAATTAACTATACCAAAACTTCTTTTTGGTGCGTAACACAATGCTGTAGAGTATAAACTATCATTAACTGATATTGAGTATATTACATCTTGCCAAGATTGCATAGGGTTAGGGTTTTTAATCAAATCCAGTACCCAATGTGATTCTACTTCTGAACCATCAGATTCTTTTATAAGTCTTGGTTTACCATTTGCCAACATTTGAGCCTTTTTATCTACAACTGTTCGTAATTCAGGTATTTCAATATACGCTTTGAATGGTTTTGAAGTGTCCAACCATATAGCAGTTTTTTTACCATAGAAGTCGTGTTGATAAGCACGAGTGGTATCAAATAAGTCAGAAATATTCCTAATAGGCTTTTTTATTTCAGTTCCAAAGAAAGCATTCCAAAAAGAAAGTGTACTCATAATAAATTTTTTATATTTTTGCAATATTAAAGAACAAATTTAATAAATATGAACAACAAAGTAAATTCGGCTTACAAAATAAAATCTCATTCGTTACAAGTTAAAGATGTAGATGCCTCTTCTCGTAAGGTTGCGATGTATCTTGCTCACTTTAATAACATAGATTCAGACAATGATATGATTGTTAAAGGTGCATTCGCAAAGTCTTTACAAGAAAGAGGTGTAGATTCAAATTCTAATAGAAAAATTGCATTTTTAAGACATCACGACTGGAAGTGGCAAATCGGTAAATTTACCGAACTAAAAGAAGATGAAAATGGACTTTATGCAGTTGGGGAGTTAGGAACTTCTACATTAGGTAATGATGCTTTATGTGATTACCAAGATGGTATTATTAAAGAGCATTCTATAGGATTTAGATATATTAAAGACAAATTAAAGTGGATTGATGATACCACAATGGAATCTAAAGGTTATTTCCAAGTTAATGAGGTTGCATTATGGGAAGGTTCAGCGGTTACTTTTGGTGCTAACGAAATGACACCTGTTTTAGAGGTTGGTAAGTCATTAGAAAGCAAAGGAGAAATCATACTTTCTATTACTAACGAAATGGAAACTATTGTTAAAGCATTAGGTAACGGAAATAGAACTGATGAATCTTTATATTCACTTGAAATGCGACATAAATTTCTTTCATCTCAATTAGCAGAGATTGCAGGAATGACTGTTGAACAAACTGATGTAAAACAAAACCTAATAACTGAATTAAAATCTTTTGATTGGAGTACAGTATTTAATAATGTAAAATAAAGAGTTATGGCGAAGAGAAAAATAGAAAAAGTAGTATTAGATACTAAAGTGGCTAAAGTAGAGTTAGAAGTAAAGAACGAGCCTATTTTAGAGGTTGCAAAAGAAACTTACGGATTAGACTTAGACAAGGTATATAAATTCATCTCTAATGGTACAAGTCCTTACTTGAGAGAAGGTCAAGAGGTATATATAAACGGAAGTATGGCAATCATATTCATTCAAAGAGGTTATGGCAAAGTTCTTAACGACTAATGATTTTATAAACAAATTCGAGGTAACGACTGGATTATATCAAAACGATAAGATTCAGTCTTACTTAGATAGATACGAAGACGAATATCTTGTTAAGTTATTTGGTGTAGAATTGTATGACTTGTTTATTGATGATTTAGATGTAAACAATGAGCCACAAGACGCTAAATTTGTTCAAATATTTGAACCATTTAACTATCACGAAGGATTTAGTCTATTAATTTCTCGTGGAATTAAAGATATGTTATTAGGATTCTTGTATTTTGAGTACATGAAGGATTTAGTAGTACAAACTACAAGTGTAGGTGTGGTTAAGCCTGAAGAACAAAATTCTAAAGTTGTTTCAGCACATACACCTATTTACCTTAAATACAATGAAAGCATTAAAACTTACAATGCTATACAAGAGTACATTTTATTAAATATGACAACATACCCTGAATATAGGGGGAGACAAAAACAATACGCATACTGGTTATGAGAGATATTAGTGTTTTATTTGAAGAGTTGGTATCACAAATTGATAGTACAATTACCATTAAAAACAAAGTTGGTAATGTGTTTAATACTTGTGATACTAAATGGTTAAGAGTAGGTAAAAAAGTTTGGGGGTTAACTTCGACAAACGTACTGAAAGAAACTACTGTTAAAACACTAATAAAAGACACTTCATTTGAACTTAATGACAATACAATAGTAAAGGGGATATATATTTCATCTCCTTTCGCTATTGTAGGTACAAAGATTGCTACTAACAACGAGTTTATATTAAAAAGTAGAAATTTATTAGATAAAACACCTCTTATTTGGTTGTTAGAATCTCATAATGAAAAAGTATATAATTTAGAAGCAAGTTTAGAGAGAGATATTAAAATGCGTATTATCTTTCTTGACGAAACAAACGTAGCACAATATAAGACTACAGACCATAGACTACAAGTAGTAGAGCCAATGATTTCTTTACAAGAAGAATTTATAAAAGTTCTTAACAAAAAGCCAATTTACAAAACGTTAAAAGATTTCAATAGAAATGTATTTAGTAGATTTGGTGTCGAATCAGATAAAGGTGTAATACAGAATATCCTTGATGCTGATTTAAGTGGAATTGTAATTGAGTTTACAACTTCCAAGTTTAAAGAACCGTGTAAATGTTAGTTCAGTAATAGAGCCGATTAAATAATCACTTTATAATTAAACCCAACATAGGTCGAAAGATTTATTGTTTAATTATTAAAAATTATTTAAAATGGAAATGACACCAGAACAAGTAGTTGATAAAATCAACTCATTAATCGCAGAAAAAACTGCAAATTCAGTATCTAAAACGGAATTAGATGCTTTTAAATCTCAATTAGATGCTTTAGAAGGCAAGGCTGATACCTCAGAGGTAAAAACTGCTATTGCTAAATTAGAAGGTATCGTTGAGGGTATGAAAGAAGCGAAAACAGAAAAGAAAAATGTTTTCAAGTCAATGGGTGAGGCTATTGCTGATGCTTTTGAATCTTCAATTGAAAAAATCACAGAAGTAAAAGAAAATGGTGGTTTAATGAACCTTGATGTTAAAGCGGTAGGAACTATGACTATCACTAACAACTATTCAGGTGGAACTGTTGCATTATCTCAATTAGAAGCAGGTGTTGCTCGTATTGCTCGTAGAATGCCTTTCTTACGTCAGTTAGTTAACACAGCAGGTACAACATCTAAGTATATCACTTACTTACAGTCTAACGGACAAGAAGGTGGTGCTGGTATGACTGCTGAAGGTGCTGAAAAAACACAAGCAGATTTCAACTTAGTAGAAACTTCTGTAGAAGTTAAGAAAATCACTTCTTGGATTAAAGTATCTAAAGAAATGATTGCTGACTTACCATTTATGAGAAACGAAATCAACAACGAATTAATGGAGTTGGTAGAGTTGAAATTAGACGAGCAAGTATTGTCAGGTAATGGTTCAGGTAATAACTTGACTGGTATCTTACAAAATGCTGTTGCTTGGGCAGCTGGTGGTTTTGCTTTATCTATTCCTGAACCTAACGAGTATGATGTATTAAGAGTTGCTATCTCTCAAATTCAAGGTAACTTGTTTAACCCTAACTACATTGTGTTACACCCTGAAGATGTAGCAAAAATGGAATTAAACAAAACTACTACTGGTGAGTATACTTATGCTATGCACTATACTGCTGATGGAGTTGTTAGAGTTAAATCTATCCCAGTTGTAGAAAACACAGGTATTACTGCAGGTACTTTCTTAGTTGGTGATTTCACTAAATCTAACTTACGTATCAGAGAAGACTTGAACATTCAAGTTGGTTATGTGAATGATGACTTTACTAAAAACTTAATGACAATCTTGTGTGAAGCAAGAGCGGTTCATTACGTTAAGTCTAACCACTACAACGCATTTGTTAAAGGTACTTTCTCTACTGCTAAAACTGCATTATTGAAGCCTTAATTAATTGAGGGGTAACCATTCCCCTTTTATTTTTTTTATTCATTAAATACCAATAAATTATGTCATTAGGTTGTAAATGTGATTTAGGTTTATCGAATACTGGTAAACCAAACTGTGTAACATTACAAAGTGTTACTTCAAAATTAATTCTTGTTCCTTTAAAAGATTCTACAGGTGCTAAAAACTTTTTAGACTTATCTACTACAATCAATGAAGCAACTTTTACTGCATTGATTAACCAAGCAGATTATTCTAAAAGATGGTTTCCTTTAGGATTGTTTGAAAATGTTGAAATGGCTAAGGCTGATTCTACATTTGAAGAAGCACCATCAGGAAGAAAAGTTTTTATCAAACAAGGTAAACGTTCATTCGCAGGAGAGTTATGGAATGAAACACCTCAATTATTAGGTAAAATCCAAGATAACAGATGTGTTGACTTTGGTGTTTACGTAGTTGATGTTAACGGAAACTTGATTGGTTCTAAAGCAGGTACTAAATTATACCCTATTCCTGTAGATAACGAATCTTTTGAAGCAAAATTAATGTTTGCTACTGATTCTACTGCTCAAAAGGTTATGGTAGCATTTGATTTCTACAGATTGTTTGACGAATCTTCTTTATGGTTGGTAACTACTGATGAAGCATCTTTAGATTTCAACAACTTAGAAGGATTGTTAGATGTTAACTTGGCTTTTGCATCAATTACTGCTACTGGTGCGGTTGCTACATTGACTTTAGACTATGGTACTGCTAAAAACCCTATCAAAGTTAAAGGACTTTTAGCCGCTGATTTAGCATTGTTTAATGTTACTGATAATGCATCTGTACCTATTACATCTGCTACTGAAGGTGCTGACGGAGTTTATACTTTAGTATTTGCATCTCAAACATCTGCTGATGTATTAAGATTATCTTTAGATAAAGATGGTTATGTAGGTACTTCTACATTTGTTATACCTTAATAAATAGCAAATCAATTAGTATTAGAGGGGTAGCGATTGTTACCTCTCTTTTTTTTACCTTTGTTTTATGGGTTTATTTGATAAAACAGTATTAGGCGAGAAATTAGCCAATTTAAAGCGATTACAGACTGCTCAATTATGGATTGATAGTATGGATAAAGATATTCAAGTATTAGCAGTAGAACTCAATAGAATGCAATTACAACAAGGTTTTGATAGCAATAATGAACAATTAAAAAATATTAAAACTGGGAAAGACAAATATGCATTAGCAACAAAGATTATTTATAGTGAAATAGGTAGATATATAGAAGCAGGTGGTCATTATACAATGAAATACACCTCTGAATTCTTTAATAGCATTCATGTATCGGAAATATTAAATGATGGATTTGAAATAGATGGGAATGGTCAAAAGAAAAATGCAAACTTATTTGAAATTTATGGTGATGAAATTATTGGTTTAACATACGATTCATTAGATATATTAAGGGAAAAATTAAAAATTAAAATGATAGAGAAATGCAGGGAGTATGTTACACAAGCATAGATGAAATGCCATTATACAATTGGCACAAATGTATGGAAGGAGAATATAAATACGTTAGGTTTGATGAAAAAGAAGATACTAAAAACGTAGAGATTTTTGAAAAAGTTTATTCAGATAAATTTAAACATCAAATTGAATTAATTAAAAAAATTGCAATCCTACAATGTGAATATTTGATTAGCAAGAATAGATTTAAATTAACTCAAATAGAGGTAGAAAACACTAAATTAGAAGCAATAAAAAAGGAAACTGGTGTAGGCATGACTTTGCAACAAACTTTAATATACCTATCTAAATGGTTAGGTTATAGATTAGATTGGAAGCAAGTGTCTGTAAGTGAGTATTATACAATATTAAACGAGAGTTCAAAACAAGCGAAAAATGGCTAATAAAATTAATAGTGAAGATTTATTTGATAAGGGTTTATTTGATGTCTTAATAAAAGGAATTGGTGATGCTGAAACTGAATTGGCAAAATTAGAAAAATCATTAGGTAATATCGGTGCTAAATTCAAACAAGATTTACAAGCATTAGATGTTAAAAATCTTGATAGCATTAATGAAATTCTTAAAAAGAATAAAGAGATTGAAAAATCTTTGCATAGCCAGTTTGAATTAGAAAAAGAAAAATTAAAACTACAAGCACAAAAAGAAAGGTTAGAAATACAACTTGCTGATTTTAAAAAGAAAACACAAGAACAAGAAGAAGTTAGATTAAAAAGACTTGCTGAAAAAGAACAAAAAAGACTTTCTAAAGAACAAAAAGATGCAGATAATTTAGCAAATGCTTATAAAAGACTTGAAAAAAATACTCGTGAACTTAAAAACGAAAGTAAACGATTAGGTGCTGAAATGCTTGAATTAGAAAAGTCAGGCAAAAGAAACACTAAAGCATATTACGATTTAGAGAAACAATACGAAAAGGTAACTAAATCAGCACAAGAAGGAGATAAAGCATTAAAGAAATTAGATAGTCAAGTAGGAGATAATTTTAGAAACGTTGGTAACTATGGCAAGGCATTAGGTGGTCTTACCGAGTTATTACAACGTATGGGTATGGCATTTGGTATCTATGAAATTGCTCAATTTGGTAAAGGATTATTAACAACACAGGTTCAACTTGACAGATTAAGATTATCTCTACAAAACGTAAGTGGTTCAACAAAAGAATACCAAGCAAACTTTGCATTTTTACGTGATATATCATTAAGTTACGGACAAGATTTACTTTCACTTGTAGATACCTATAAAAACTTTATGGCATCTACCGAGGAGAGTAATTTGCTATTAGGGGAAAGAAGAAGAATATACGAAAGTATAATTAAAGCAGGTTCGGCACTTGCATTGTCCAATGATGATGTAGAAGGTACTTTGAGAGCAGTACAACAAATGTTCTCTAAAGGTACTATACAAGCAGAGGAATTAAGACAACAGTTAGGAGACAGATTGCCAGGTGCTTTCTCATTGATGGCAAAGGCTGTTGGTGTATCTGAAGCAAAATTAGGGGAAATGATGAAAAACGGTCAGATAATGACTGATGAAGTAATGCCTAAATTTGCAATCTTATTAGAAGAACAATTTGGTAAAAAAGCAAGTAAAAACCTTGAAACATTAAATGGTGCTTGGAACGCTTTTAAGACTAATCTAACATTATACATAGACCAAGCACAAGCAAGTGTTAATATTAATAAGTCTTTGGCTTGGACTATTAAAAGAGTTGGAGAAAACATAGGTGGAATACTAAAAGCAACAAGACAAGTTGTAACTGCATTTTTGTTATATAAAGCAACATTAATAGCAGTTGATGTTAGACAAAGGGTGTTGAGTAGTGGGTTTTATAATTTAATAAAATCATTTTTTAAAGGAGAATTATCTATAAAATCTTTAGCCACATCTTTTAAAGCGTTAACCGCATCAACAGAAGGTTTTTCAAGTGCGTTAAAAAGTATAAGTTTATTTGCTGTAATTCAAGGTATTACAACATTAACAGAAAAGTTTATTGATTTAGCAAACGGAACTGATTTAGCAAGAGAAAGATATTTGCTATATCAAGGTGCTGTTTCAAAAGGAAATAAAAAAGCAAATGATTTTTTAAGAGGTATTAATGACGATTTCTTTACATATCAAAAAAAGCAACAAGAAGATAGAAAAAAAGGTTTAATTTCTGAAGAACAACTAAAAAAGAATATCGCTAATGCAGAATTAAGCAGAGAAGAAAAAATAAGAAAAAGAATTGGGGAATTACAACGTTCAATACAAGTAGCAAAATCAAAACGAGTAGAAATTAGAGCAGATTATAAAGGAATGTCGCCTGACGAGATTGTTAAAAAACAATTAGAAGCAGGAGATGATTATGAGAAATTATGGGCAATATCTGAACACTCTATAGATTTTAACAAAAGAGTTGCTAAAACTTATGATATGTTGGGTGCTAATGCTACTGATTTTTCAGAGCAATTAATAGATTTAAATAAAGAACTAAACAAGTATAATGTTTTAGGTCAAGGAACCGCCAAGGCAAATAATGATGCATCTTACTCATACAAACCATTAATTAAAGATTTAAAAACAGTAGAAATTGAATATAAAACTATTAATAACTACTTACAAGACCATATCAATTTACTTAATGAAATAGAACTTTATAACAGTGAAAGAGGTGCTACAGTAAGAGCAACACAATTTGAAGACGAGTTTAAAAGACAAATGGAAGAAGTTCAAGTTAATGGACAATATAATTTACAAATATTAGGTAAATTAAAGCAAGAAGAACAAGATTTTCTAATTGATGCAGAAAAAAAACAAACTGAAATTGTAATAAAACAACGTAAAGACGAGTTTGAAAAAAGAACCAAATCACTTGAGGAATCTTTAGAAAAAGAAAAACAAGACTATTTAAGCAATTTTGTACAACAACAAACTAAATTAGCAACTGCTGAAGAAAATTTAAGTAGAGCAACATACAATCTTAAAAATGAAAAGGTAGGCTCAAAGAAATATGCTAAAGATTCAGAAAAAATCAAACAACTTAAAGCAGAAGCAGATGCACAAAGAAAAATTTACGATAATTTAACCAAAGAAACACTTACAAAATTTGAAGAAAGAAGTACTGAATTGCAACAAGCAAAAGAATCAGAAGATAAAGAAATTGGTGCGTGGGAACTATTTAAAGCAAAAGAATTAGAAGATAAAGTATCAGACATTAAGAAAAAGGCTTTTGATGAATGGACACAAGAAGAAAAAGATTTAATTTATGCTCACGATGAATGGAGATTGAACAATATTAAAAAACTTGCTAATTCTACAAACGAATTGATTCAAATGGGTATGGACACTTACGTAAAATCACTTGAGCGTAACATATCATTAGTAGAAGACAAAATGAATCGTTTAAATCAACGTATTGACTTTTTACAACAAAAAGCAGCTACAGGAAATATTACCGCTAACGAATCACTTGCACAGGCACAAGAAGACCAGTTAAATGCTGAAAAAGAAAAAGCAAAATTCCAACGTACAATACAACGTATGCAATTTGCTATGACTATTTTCAATGCTTATAACTCAAACATTCAAAATGCAAAAGTTGGAGAAAATCCATTTACTAAAACTATTACTGATATTTCTGCTCTTACAGCGTTCGTAGGCTCACTTCCTACATTCTATGAAGGTACAGATACAACTATTGCAGATGCGTTAGGAAATCCTCATTTACAAGGCAAAGATGGATATGTAGTACGTGTAGATGGTAGTGAAAAAGTTCTTAACCCTTACTTATCTTCTAAAACAGGTAATTTAACAACAAGAGATATTGCTCAAATAGCAGAAGATAGATTAAAAGGTAAATTAACATATTCTCACGAGGGAGCAAGTTCAACTTTGAGTGCTTGGCAATTAGTTGGTATTTCCGATAAGTTAGATGAATTAACTAATGTAATTAAGAACAAGCCTGAAACAAATATTGCTATGGGAGAAATAGTTGGTGGTGTAATGAAGATTGTAGAAACTACTAAAGTAAGCAATACTACTACAAGAAATATTCACAGGTTCAATAAGAAGATATGAAGCACTTTATAAATGGAACAGAAATAACACCGAGAAACCTTGAAGATATAGGAATCTCGGTTGATTTTTCTAAAGATGTACAACAAGAATCAATCAATATAGACAATTTAATTATCCCTATGGTTGGTAGAGATTTGGTAATGAATCATTTAAATAATATTGGAATATCAGAAGGAATACCATATCAAATATCATTTGGTAATAAAAAGTTACCATACTACATAGACTTGCTTGAAGGTTTAAAGATAAGGTCAAACGAAGTCGAAGTAAAGATTAAGCAAAGGTATGCTCACGACAATTTTATTGAGAATGCTGATTCATTAACATTTGATTTCTTAAACTCTAAAAAGAAATTGCCAGTATTTGATGCTAAGTATCGTATTATTCAGCAAGAGCCTTTATTTAAAGCAATAGTAGTATCTATTACTATTTATTCAGTAGCAAGAACAATACAAGACCAAGTTAGGGAATTAGCGAAAACTACCAAAGATTTTACATCAACAATAACTTTTGCACCATTTGCTGTTCAAGGTAAAGCATTTGAATCAGGATTACAGTTGGCTATACAAATTGCCTATTTAGCAATATTAGTAGTTCAAATTAAAAAGTTAGCAGAAGAATTAAAAGAGTTGATTTTTCCCAAAACAAGAGTGTATAATGCTTGTAAGGTAATTGATTTAATGAAATATGGTTGTGAGCATTTAGGATATACTTTTAAATCAACAATACTTGAGGGAGAGTATAAAAATCTTGCAGTTGTATCAACACCACAAAACAGAGGTAAAAAAGGTATATTAGATTACTTAGAATCTGAATTAAACTTTGCTTTTAATACTGGTTATCCTACTGTATCTGATTCTACACCAACATTAGGTTCACTTATTCAGGCTATGCAAACAATGTTTAATGCTAAAATCAAAGTAAGAAACAGTATAGTAGAGTTTGAAAGATGGGATTATTGGTTAACACAATCACAAGGATTGGTTAATGTAGCATTACCTGTTCAAGAGAATGCAGTTGATGAATATGAAATTGACACAGAAAGAATCTATAAAAGGTATCTTATCCAATACCAAACAGACTTTTCTGATATGACCACACTTGACAATTATCAAAATACAGCAAGTGAGTATTCGGCAGAGAGAAAAACTATCTTAAACCAAGATTTAAACCTTTTAAAAGGACTTACAAGTGTAAACATACCATTTGCTAAAGCAAAAAGAAAAACATCTGTTAATTGGCTTGAAAATCAGTTTTTAAAAATGTTTAAAAAGATTGATTCAAGTTTTGGAACTAATTATGCAAGTACAAAATCTCCATTAGGTATTATGGAAGTAACAAATCAGTATTTTGCATTGTCTAAACTTATTTTAGTAGATAGTAGTGGTAAATTATATAGTGATGAAAAAATGCACCCAAGTTATTTATGGGATAAATTTCATTCAATTAATGACCCTAACTTGTATTCGTGGATTATCAGAAGAAAAGTGCCTACTGCTATGACTGAAGAAGAATTTATTAAAATACTTGACAATAACTATGCACCTATAAATGGTAATGTTTGTGAAATACTTTCAATAGAATATTTACCAATGCAAAATAAAGCATTGTTAGATTACAAACAAAAGGTTAAGTTTTACAAGAACAATGTAATAATTCAGAAAATTTATTAATAATTTTGGTGTATGAACGGATTTGACGAAATAATCAATGGCTTAATTGCTGAAACAGAAAAGACGATAATGAATTTATCTAATGTAGAGGGTTCAGAAAGTGTACAGTCTTTACTTAAAGAAGTGCAAGATGCTATTAAAAGCAACGATATTGAAAAACTTAATCAAATAATGGAACAACATGGCGATAAAACTAACAAATAGTAATTTTTACGATATATATGGAAACTCGTCTAAAGAATTTAAAGCCAATGCAGGAGATTTAATTTTAGTTGACCATGAATTTGAAGTTGAAATTGGTTGTGTATCAAGTATAGAAAATCAGTTAAAAATTGATAAACTTGAAAATAAATTATCAAGAGGTCAAGGTTCGTTTTTAAATGATGGTTTTAGAATAGGACAAAGTTGTACATTGTATATTGTAAATAACACAAATGGTGTTACAGAAACATTTACAAGTATGCTTATATCAAACGTAACTGACTTAGTCTTAACTATTACTGGATTACCAAACAGAAACAATTGGAGTACAGGAACAGATTATACAGCAGTACTATTAAGTGATTCTACTTATGATTCATTAAACTTTGCGTTTAATTTTGCAGACAACGATATACCTAAAGAAAACTCCCCATCACTTGAATCTTTAATTGACCAAGAAACAAGTAAATTTGTTGTTGAAGGGTTAAATTTTATGAGTATAGGCGACACTTTGCCAATGACACAAATTGGTAAGAGGTCAGGTCAATTTTCTACTTCTGCATCAATAACAAGAATTTCAGATATAAGTAATACATATACTGCATTTTCATCAGCAAGAATTAGATTCAATATAACAGTTTCACTTACTTTTCCTGCTATGTTTGACCCTGATAGTTTTATAGGGGACAAGTGTTTAAAATACTACTCAAAGACATCTTTTAAAATTAATTCAAATGATAATCTTGCACCTACAGTAATTGAGTACAAAGAAAACGCAACAACTGGATTGTGGAATGAAGCATACAATACAGAAGTGCCAATTTGTACACAAAGCGATACTATAAGTGAGTTATTTTATAATAAAGGTACATACGCAGAAGTAACATTTGTAGTTCCAGTATCTTCAGGAATAACACAAATACAATTAGGTGCTATGTATCTAACTGTAGATGATGATTACAATAAGAATAAGCCTTTATCACAAGAAAACTATTTACCATTTGTAAGAACACCATTAATAGGTACAGGTGCAGGTTTTGCTTTTCCTTCTTCTACCGATAGTAAATTTGTATTATATGTAAATACTTTATCTTATTCTGATTTAGGAGGACTTAGAACATTTACATTACGTTTTACCATTTCAGACGATGGTTTTTCAACAGTCGATTTCTATACGTTTATGGCGAATAGAGGAGATTTAGATAGGCAATTTTACTTATGGGCGAAAATTGGAAATACTAACAGAATAATATTTGAAGGTCAACTAACTGAATATCAAAGGCAAGGCGAGTTGACTGAAAGACCTTCTACTTTTTTAATTAATCACGACAACAACATAGATTATAAGATAAAAACTAATATTATAAATGATGTAAACGAGGATTTTAACTTAGAAGATGATATTGCTTATATTGCAGAGTTTGAATTGTCAGATAATGATAAATACAAAACAATAAATGCAAAAGTAATTGTATTAAATACAGCAAATGGTTATCAATTTACGTTAGATAAAGTATCTTTTGATTTAACAAATGTAGATTTACAATATTTCCCTTTACAAGTAACATCTGTATCAAACAACTTGCCTGATTCATCACTTAAAAAGGAAGCGTTTTTTATGGAATTAGAACCCTATGATTCAGGAATAATTATTACAAGATTATACTATCCTTTTTTAATTGATTGGAAATATTGGGAAGATGTATTATCGACACACCCTTATTTTGTGGCAA